CCGATTTTGACGCTATGCAGGCGGCAAGATGCTGCTGTGCTGGGTAATGGGAATTGCCCAGCGCAGCTTCATGATGTCTCCTCAACTGGCCCCGACGCAGCAATGCCGGGGCCTTTTGTCTAAGGGGTCTTGGAACGAATTGGTGCTGGGAGAGTTGGCTTTACTGCGGCCGAACTCCTGGGCCCCAGCGGTCGCTACATGTAAAGAGAGCCCCGAGCAAAGCTCAAAAAGCAGCCGGGGCTCTTTCTTTGGTGACATCGCTGCCAAGCGCCCCGACGCAGTGGTGAGAACACGACGCCGGGACTTGCCACATGTTTCTTTCAGATCGACGTCCCGGCCGCCGATTGCAGAGGGGGCTTCCGGAACGCCGGCCCGGACGTAGATGCTTGAGTACGCCCGTGCCCCTGTAGGCTAGATCAAGGCTGCGGCCATTTCATTATATCATTGGATATAGAGCCGACGCTGAACCTCAGCAGGGGCGCTTGCCAGTGTTCGTGGCCTCGGCATCCTCCGCCGCTGGTTGCGCCAAAGGCGAACCCCCGGCTGGGATCAGCAGCCGGGGGCCTTCTTGGGAGGAAACATCAAATCACGGACGGAAGGACGGTAACCTTCTTACAGAGCCGCGACAAGCAGCCTGAATACGAAAACATTAGCTGTTGCATTATTGCAATAGAGGCTGATTGACTATCAAAGGCGTTTATTTTTGCAGCTCCCGCCAAGCGCGCTCGCCTTCTTTCATGGCCGCATGATAGCCTCCGCGAGCAACGGAAGGATGCTTACGGAGGTATCCTGATGATTACACATGATCGGCTCGACCATTCGAAGCAAAACGCAATATTGTTGATCGCCGCGCTCCTTCTGCTCGCCGGCCTCGCACTTTGGTTTTGGTAAAAAATATTATACGAGCCCTAAATTCGGGTAGGCGATGACCTTGCGGTTGAAGCTGGCTGCCGCCGAGTCGGTCTGCGCGAACCTGAGCATCATCAACGCGTACCTTGTCGCTGACAAAAGATCGTCGTTCTCTTTGACAACGCGACCATCTTTCCTGTGATAGAGACGAAACTCGGAGAACCAGTCCAGGTGATGGTCGAACACCTTGAGCCGGTTCGTCTTCATTCTGTCCAGCATTTCCATGAGGCCGGCTTCGACCGAAACAGAGCCATCCTCGAACTGAGCATGGGTCGGCCACATATCCAGCCCTTGCGCCTTGTACTGTTGCGCAAGCGCAATACCGGCGCCTTCCAAGGTTTCCCTCCGGCCGTCGCGCGGCCACATCCATCTCAGCTTCCCCCAAGGGCGCAGGGCGGCTGCGTGAGTGATGGGCGTCATGTGAGAGGCACGGTGGCACCGGGTGACGTAGACAACGTCTTGGTCCCTGTCCCACGCGAGCTCCACTGCGGCGGCAGGGTGCTCCCAACCAAAATCTAATGCAGCGATACGCGCCCAATGCCTCGGAATGTCCCGCTGCTTGATGGCAATCAACTCTTCCTGCACTGGGAAGATGCGGCCGCTGCCGAGAGTGGGAATACCCTTTGTGCGAGCCTCCGCCTCGTGCGGCGGATAACTCGCTATGATCTCCGCGCGCTGTTTTTCTGTGAAGTGCAGGGCGTCATCGATTGTCGCCTCCACCATGTGTCGGCTGGGCGACTTCTCCAACAGAAACCGCCGCACGATCTCGCTCGCGCCAAGGATCGGCGTGAACGTCAGATAGACGATGCCACCGGTTTCATTGGTTCGTGTCAGAGCCTCGAAATACAAGTCACTCGGGCATTCTTCATCAAGCCAAATGACCTCGAGTCCGGCGCCTTGCCACTTCTCGCGGCCTTGCTCGTAGCTCTTGAATTGCAGGGTCGAGTATTTGCCTGAGACGTGGGCAATGCCAACAGTGTCGATGAGACCTGAAATGCTGCTCTGTGCCTTCGTGATGTGGCCGATGCTGGCCTTGGGGATCATGCCGGTTCCGTGTTCCCATTCGCGCAGCGGCGGGCCTAATAGCTTCTCCTGAACAACATCGCGCGTCGATTGGTTGGTGACACCAGCAGCCCAAGCGCGGATCGGCTTGTCGAAGCGTTTTCCTTTCCACCATTCCGGATAAATCCCTGTTAGGTGTGCGGCCATCTCAGCAGCGCCGCACAGTGTCTTGCCGACGCGATTGCCCGCCATGAACAACCGCTCGCGGTGTTGCGCGCCGGCCTCGTGGAATTGAGCCTGCTTGGGATACGGCTGGTAATATTTCAGCCTATCTTCGCGCTGGCGCCGTTCCAGTTCTCCTTCGAGCCGCTTCTCGGCCTGTTCTAATTCGTCATCTGCAAGCATCAGTGTTTGGTCGCTTCTGGTTCGGGCGCCTCTGACATGGCCGCTACCTTCTCAGCCTTGACGCTGCGGATGGCAGCGATGACCTCGAGCAGTTGCTCATCGGACATTCCTTCGAGAGCATTGTCCGAAATAAGCAGTTCTTTCGGCATAAGGCCGGCGACGAGCTGCAAATATTTGATGGGCTCTTCTATGCGGCAAATGCGTATGACGGCTTCTCCGTTCCCCTCGAAGTCTGCCTGCAATGCGGTCAGGAACTTGTATTGCAGCTTGTTCTTTGATCCGAATGCACGTCCCGGTCCGCCGGGATGACCTTTCTTGAATGGTTCGCCCATTGTCTTACCACCTCTCGTATCGCTTCATCATGCTCATCAGAGCCACCAAATAATTTCTCTTCTCAGCGCCGGGTTGCATCTTCTCCATGACGTTATCAAATGCGGCCTTGAGCTTGGCGTGCTGTTGTTGCCGTTCGGCCTTGTGACGGGCTAGCTCCATCTGCGCGTTAGCATGCCGCTCGTCTATTTCACGAGCCTGCCGCGCAGCTGTTGCGGGATCAGATAGTCGGCATAATGCCATCTGCATTACCTCGTTCATCATGTCGGGGGGACAGCCACTGGCCGTGAGTGCGTCCTGAAGGCGCGCAAAGTCCTTCATCGCCGCGTCATAGGACGCACTCCAAGCCGCCTGGCCTTCGTCGTCGTCACTCATTTCCAGTCGGGCCTGCCGCCGAAGCCGTCACCGCCTTGCGACCGGTTGCTGCCTTTCGCAAAGCCACGGGCGCCGTCCTGTCCAGGTTTGAAGGCGCGGGGGCTCACTTGCTGCGGCTTAAATGGGCCCCAGCTGGTCTCGGAGTAGTTTTTTACCCCGTCGGCCTGATGGTCTTTAAAAGCGCCGCGCCCGTTCGTCGCGGCATTGCCTGTTTGTTTTCTCATGACACCCTCAATAAGTCGGTTGGCCGTCCGAGCCGTCGCCGCCCTGAGCCTTTGTGCCGCTCTTAGCGAAGCCGCGTTGGCCGGAAGCTTGGTTGTCGCGATAGGCATTTCCAATCTCGAAGCCCGAACGTCTTTTGTGAACGCCGCCGCTGTCTTGCTCGGCGTAGCCTTTTTGGCCACGCCCCTGGCCATCGGAATACGCCGAGCCGATGTCATCTTTGCCGTTGCTTGAAACTTTGTTTGTCATGGTGATTTTCCTTTCTGTTGATTACCAATTGGGTATCGGCGATTCCGTTTCGCCGAGTAGTCCCAGGTCTTTCGAACGCTTTACAAGATCAATCAACTTCACCCGGCCGTTGTCGCGCATCTCGGCTTCGAAGATGTCGTAGCTCGCCTCATCGAACGGAGTGCGCCCTGGGTATCGAATCGCGAATAGGGCCGCCCGTTGTTCGCGCCGCAGATATTCGTCCAGGCGGTGATAGAGCTCGCTGCGGCTGACAGGTATTGTTGCCAGCGGCTGTTCGGCCGGAACGTCATCGCCTTCCAGCACAGCAACGTCCACTGCAATCGTCTGTTTGTTCTTTGCCATTCTCGTCTCCAAATTCTTGGCGGGGGCCATGCGTAGCTCACACACGGCACCCCGCCTGCAGCCGCGCAGGGAGGAAAAGGAACCCGCGCGGCCAGTCCCTATGCGTCTGATTTCTTTGCCTTGTGCTCGGCATCCCAATTCCGCCGCACGAATCTGAGAACGGCCGGAATAATCGGATCGTCGAATGAGCACGCCAAATGCAAAGCCTGCTTGCCGCCGAGGTCGGCCAGTCTGTGAGCCCATTTGACACCGGCGACAATCCTGTCGAGCGCGGACGGCTTCATGCCCGCTGCTGCTTGTTCCAACAAATAGGAGGCCAATATCTCCGGTGCGGTCGGTAAGCTTGGATATTTGTGCTCGTCACAGAAGGCGGCAAAGGCCCGGAAAATATCCTTGTATTGACGCGCCGTGCTGGCGGAGAAATTCTTGCCGAGAGCGCGATCCGTGGCCCATTTCAGGTCGTCATCGAGGACGCCCACAAAATGACCGCCAACCTCCGCCCGCAGCCGCTCGTTCTCTCGGCATTGTGCAGACTGCTCGATTGCAAGTCCAAGTAGTTTTCTCGGCGTTCATGTCCCGCACATAGGGCCTGAACGGCTTGGGCGGCGCATTCGGGTTAAGTCCATCTAAAATTCCAGTCATGTCATCCATTCCTTCTCTGTGCATATTGAGCGCGGCGCAGCGCAACGGCATCACGAAGATTGCCGCTGGAACTGAGCGCCTTGTTGTGGCCTTGAATTACTTGGTCGTCGTAACTGCTCTGCGGCATTCTCACGCCGGGACGCTGAGCCGGCGGATGAGGCTGAGCAATCGCCTCCTTCATGCGTTGCTGACCCAGGCGGTACCGAACCGCGTCCGCAATTATCTTTTGAGCACGCACGTCCCTCAAATAAAACGTGCCACCACCGGTCCATGCTTGGTGGAGTTCTTCATTGCTGTAACCTGCCTCTTTCAACAGGTCCATTGCACCCTGCTGG